AATCAAATGATTTTACATCATATTGAAGGTAGACTAAGTTCAAGAGACTTTTATGGAGAATGGCTCATGAAATGTACCGGAAAAAGGATTCGCTATGTTAAATAAAATAAAACTTTATGGTGAATTAATAGACATTTGCGGAGGAAACGATGTTTTTGAAGCAGTTTTAAACAGTCCTATTGATGCTGTTCGTTTTTTAATAACTAATTTCAAAGGTGCAGAAAATCATATTATTAAAAATAATTATCAAGTATATTGCGGTGATGAATGTATAAAAGAAGAAGAATTAAATTTTTCTAATAATAATTGTGATATAAAAATTATTCCTGTTATTAGCGGATCAGGTAATGTTGGAAGAATAATTGCTGGTGTAGTTTTAATTGGTGCTGCTTTTGCTTTTTCTGGAGGTGCTTTAACTCCTGCTTTAAAATTTGGATTAGGAGGGTTTACTGGAGGTGCTGCTGGTATGGCCTTAGTTGGTAATATTGGTTTGCTTTTAGTATTAGGAGGTATTGCAGGCTTATTGTCACCAACACCAGAGGTACCAGAAGAGGAAGAAGACCCAACTAAATCATTTAACTTTAGTGGTGTTCAAAATACTTCTAGGGCGGGCATAGCTGTCCCAGTATGTTATGGTCATGTTTTGACAGGATCTATTCCAATTTCAGCAAAAATCTCAACTTCTGATATTTAGACAAAATGACAAATGATTTTATTAAAGGCTCTGGAGGGGGCGGTGGAAGTAAAGGAGGTGGAGGTTCTCGAACTCCTACCACAGCAAAAGACTCATTAAATAGTAAAAGTTTTGCAAATATTTTAGATCTAATATCTGAAGGTGAAATAGAAGGATTACATGATCCCGGTGGTTTTACTAATAGCTTTATGCAGTCAATATTTTTAAATAATACACCTTTAAAAAATTCTGATGGAACTGATAATTTTTTAGATGTTTCTATACAAAAAAACAACGGTACTGCTATTCAATCTGTTTTACAAGGATTTAATACGTCCTCAACACCTGTTTCTTTAACTAGAACTGTTACTAAAGCTGCTCCTGTTTCTTTTACTGTTACAGATCCATCTGTTACTTCAGTTTTAATTGATATGAGGTTTTTAGCTCTACAAAAAGTAAATAAAGATGGTGATACTTTAGGAACTGAAGTTCAGTTTAGATTTTCTAAGCAACAAAGTGGACAAAGCACTCAAATACTTAAAACTGAAACTATTAAAGGTAGAACTGGTGATTTATATACAAGACAATACAATTTTGATATATCAGGAAATAACTTCCCTGTCACTTTTGAAGTTTCTCGTTTGACTGATGATGATACAACTATTAATGCAAATAGCTCAGATAACTTAATAAATCATACAAGTACTTTTCAAGTAGGTTCTTATCAACTAATAAAAGAATTTGATAATCCTATACAAGCTACATATTCTCAATCTGGAAATACTATCACAGTTAATACTTCTGAGGACCATTTAAAAGTTTTAGGAGATAGTTTAGGATTTGAATTTTTAACAGATGGATCTAATCAACAATTTAGTTTTAGTAATGGAAATCAAGTTAGAAATAATTCTTATACTGGTCCTTTTAATGGTAACTTTGTTATTACAGAAGTAATTAGTGATACATCATTTATAATTCAACATACTGAATCTAAGACTGTAGTAAATGGCTCTTGTAAATTTAATAGAGTATTAAATTATCCAAATTCAGCATTAGTAGGCTTAAAAATAGACGCTGAACAATTTAATTCAATACCTAGAAGAGCATATTTAATAAATGGTTTAAAGGTAAGAATACCAGCTTCAAATTCAACTGGTACACCAGTTGTTGTTAGAAACGCTACTCAAGCTGCAAGTTTAGGTATAAGTAATGCAAATCAAATTAAGAGTTTTGGATTTATACATTATCCCAATGGCTATATTTTTAATGGTCAACTTACAGCAGCACAATATACAAACGATCCTGCTTTTTGCTTACTAGATCTTTTATTGTCAGAAAGATATGGCACTGGTCAATTTGTAAAACTCGCAAACTTGGATATATATTCTTTTTATGCAATAAGTAAATATAGTTCAGAACTTGTAACTTTTAAAGACAGAAGAAATGATGGAAATGTAGAAACAATAAAAGAACCAAGATTTTCATTAAATTGTGTTTTAAGGAAAAGACAAGATGCTTTTAAAGTTATAAATTCTTTGTCTTCTGTATTTCGTGGCATGCCACTTTATTCTGCTGGATCTATTTCTATGGTTCAAGATAAAGAAGGTATTGATCCTTCTTTTTTGTTTAATAAAACTAATGTAACTGAAGACGGTTTTACATATTCTGGAGTATCACAAAAAACTCGTGCAAATATAGTTGTAGTTAAATATTTTGATAATGAATTACGAGATGCTGCTTATGAAGAAGTTATTAATCAAGATGAAATAAACAAGTATGGAGCTATTTCTAAAAATATAGATAGTTTTGGGGTTACATCAAGAACACAGGCAAGAAGACTTGGGAAATGGTTTTTAACTACAGTTGCGACAGAAATAGAAACTGTAACTTTTACAACGACATTGGAAGCAGGAGCTTTATGTAGACCGGGAATGTTAATTGAAATTCAAGATGAAGTTAAAAGTGGTATAAGACGAGCAGGAAGAATAATTGACACAGCAACAGTAAGTGGTAATCATGTTATTACAACAGATCAAAGTAATCTTCCAAATTTAAGTGGATTTGTAAGTGTAATAATGCCTAATGGTCAAGTAAGTAAAAAAGCAGTTCAATCTATTGATTCTGTTAATAAAAAAATAACAATAAATGGTAAATTTCAAATAAAAATAAAAGATTCAAATAACAATGAACCTTTTTTAGAATCTTTACAAGAAAATCCTGATTATATTGATACTTTTCAAGATAAAATTCCAAATACAGGCAGTATATGGGTTTTAGAAACCACAGGGACTCCAAGTCAGGCTATAAATTCAAATCAATTTAAAGTAGTTGCTGTAGAAGAAGGAGATGATTTTACTTTTAATATCTCAGCAGTTTCACATAATGAAAGTAAATATGGTGTAGTAGAAAGGTTAGAAACTTTAGAACATCGTGATATTACTAATCTCGATGAAATACCTACAGCACCAGAAAACTTTGCAAACGCTGTTTTATCTGACGGATCTACAGTAAATTATCCTATTGAGTCTTTATATAAGTATAGAGATCAAATTAAAGTAAGAGTTATTGTTCAGTGGAAACCTGTTGAGGGTGTTAATAAGTACGAACTTATTTACAATCAAGATAATAAATCAGAAATTGTTGTTACAACTCAAAGTCCTAGTTTTGATATTGATGATGTAAATGTAAATACTGCTACAAGTTCTATCTTTAATTTTAAAGTTAAAAGCATCAGTGCGTCAGGGAGAAAATCAACAGACACCTTAGAAACATCTTTGACAGTTAATGGTAAAAATACTCCTCCTAGTAGAGTGAGTAATACTTTTGCAGGGGAGATTGATCCTCATTTAGGAATACAACTTTCATGGACTGCAATAGAAGCTGTACCTCCAAATTTTAGTGACTTAGATATAAGAGGATATATTATTAAAGATGGTAGTAATTTTGATACAGGTATATTAATCGGTGAATTTGATACAACAAATGTTTTAGTGCCAACTTTGCCTAGTAAAACTGATAATGCAAAAGTTTATTCTATTAAAGCTGTTGATTCTGATGGAAATTTAAGTGTTGATAATAGAACAGCTTCTATCACAATTAATAATCCACCATCAATAGATGTAGATACAATTACTCATGAATATAAAGACGATAACTTAATAATTAATTGGGTAGAACCAACTCTAGGATCTGGTCAATTTGCTATTAAGGAATATGAAATTTTTGATGATGCTACAAGTTTAGGTAAAGTAAGTTCTACAACATTTACTTTGCCAGTTAATTTTAACACCGATAGAATAATAAAAATTAGAGCATTTGACATACTTGGAAAAGTAGGTTCATTTACAACAAAAACAATTCCATTTGTTAAGACAGCAGCACCAAATATTAATATTGCGTTTGAAGGTACAAAATTAAGATTATTTTGGTCAGAACCTACGGCAGGCAACACAAAAATAAAAGAATATGAAATCAGACGTAGTAATAACTCTACTACAAACATAAGTAGTGCAACATTAGTTGATAAAATAAATTCTGATAGTTATGTATTAGATATTGATTCAAGTTTTGTAGTTGGAACTGCTGTCAGGTTTTTTGTTGTAGCTTTAGATGCAAATGGTTTCAGAGGAGATGTAGGAAGAACTGGTATTACTAACTTTCCTGACGCTGTTTTAGCTGCACCACCAAAACCTCAAAACCTAACAGCAGTAATAAAATCAGATAGTGCTTTTGTTAGTTGGGATACAGTTACACCTTTAAGCAATGGGTTACCAATAAGAGACTACAAGATCTACAGGGAATCTTCATTAGCTACAACTGTTGGTACTGCTGACTTTCAACAAAATGGAACACAAATTACTGAGAGAGTTTTATGGACAGATTCACAACAAAAATATTTCGTCAGAGCAGTTGATACTAATGGAAATGAAGGGGAATTAGAAGAGGTTTTATTCACTGTTGCAATTCCAAGTAAAATCACAAATCTCAGAAATGAAGTTATTGACAATAATGTTTTATTAAGATGGCAAGAAAGTGCAGTAGGAAGTAATCAGCTTCCAATTATTCATTACAACATTTATAGAAATACAACTGACGCAGCTAATTTAGTTGGACAAAAACAAGGAACTTTTACAACAGTTTTTGAGCAAGTTGGCGGTAATTTTACATATATTCTAATTCCAGTAAATAGTGCGAATGTAGAGGGCAGTCAAGAACAAACTACAGCAAATGTTAATCAACCTCCTGATTTTGTACTTACAGATGAAGTTGATAGTACTTTTAGCGGTACTATAGTAAATGGATTTTTAGATGATGGAGGGCTATTTTTTAATGTCAATACTTCAAGAACTTGGAAACAGCACTTTGACCCTAGTAACAACGATACGAGTAGAACTTTTGGTGTTTACGGTGCTTCCACTGTTTATGCTTTACCTACTGAAAACTCAGGGAGTTACGAAGAAATCATAGACACAGGTGCAGTAATAGCTTCAACACGAATTGAAGCAACATTAGGTTTAGATCCAAGTGAGACAGTAGGATCAACAACTATTACACCTGAGATTTTTACTTCTCTTAATGGTACTTCTTACACAAGTAAAGGGTCTGGAAATTCAAATGTTTTAGGAACTAATTTTAGATTTATAAAAGTAAAATTTGATTTTGACGGAGCTAACAATGATGATTTAGTAAAAGTACAAAGTCTAAAAATTAAAACATTTTTAAAACGTAAAACAGATCAAGGAAGAATAACAATCACAGCAGCAGAAGCAGCAGCTACAAAACCGGGTACAAGTCCGCCTGAGTTACTTGGTAAAAATGTTTCCTTAACTGAAACTTTTGTAGACGTTGATTCAATTACATTATCTATTCAAGGTCAACAGAATAGTTCTACTGGAGCAAGATATGTTATTTATGATTTTAAAGACGAACCAAATCCTGATTTAAAAAATGGTTTTAGAATATTTGTATTTACTAATTCTGGCGGTACTCCATCAGGAGATACTACTGTAGACTTTACTGTAAGAGGTGTTTAAATGACTAACTGGACAAAACCAAGCTTAACAAGCACATATACTGATTTTATTACTGAGTTAAAGTACAGAGATGAAGTTGTTGGCTCATTATATTCAACAGATTTATCTCCAGCACCAAGTAACTTACCAGCGAACAACTCATCTGCTTGGGGGCAAAGGTCTATAAGATGGAACGCTTCTAATAGTTATTTTGAACGAAGAAATTCAGCTAATAATAATTGGGAAAGACTTGAGGGAAACTCTGGAACTCATAAATTTGTTAATCTACAGGCTTCAAATATTACTGGCACAGGAACAGTGTCAGGTGATGTTATTACAGCAACAGATCAAGTTCAAGGGTCAAGATTAAATGTCACAGGATCTACCGCTCCTGCTAATGGTTTATATAGACCAGCAGCCAATGAAATAGCTTTAGCAACAAACAGCACACCAAGACTTACTATTCAAAGCAATGGCGAGGTGGGAATAGCTACTCAAAATCCAGCATACACTTTAGATATTACTGGTACTTTTAGACTTCAAAACGGTTCTAATGATAGTTATTTAGAGGTTGGCACAGGGGGGTCAGGTAATAGAAATGCTTATATTGATCTTGTTGGTGATACTACTTATGCAGATTATGGTTTAAGGATCATTAGACTAAATAGTGGTCAGAATAGCCAATCACATATAGCTCATAGGGGAACAGGAGATTTTATTTTTAATGCAAATGAAGCTGCTGATATGTTATTTAAAACAAGTAATACTATAAGATTTGTTGTTGATAGTGGTGGTAATTGTGGTATAGGTAATTTTGATAATCCCTCTCATAATTTACATATTAAGAGAACTGATGCTAGTGGAACATTTATAAGATTACAAAACAGCGAGGGAAGTGCATATATTGGTGCTGATAATGATGATTTGTTTTTAAGAGGTGATAAAGTACTTGTACAGTCAGAGTCAGGAACTACATATTTAGATGCAGCAAGTAGTTTATTTGATATAAAAACAGCAGCAAAAGTAAACGGTAACTTGCAAGTTACAGGTACAATCTCAGGAACATTTAGTGGTGACGGTAGTTCTTTAACAAGTATTCCTTATTCAGCATTAACAGGAACTCCAACCATTCCAAGTGCTGTCACCGATAATAATCAAATATCAAATGGTCGTGGATTTACAACATTTAACGCAGATCAATCTTTAAACAAATCAAGTGATGTTGAATTTAATCAAGGAGTTTTTAATGGTTCGATATTTGTAAATGATAATGATGATCAAAGTAATATTTACATGGGGGATTCAAATCATGGACAAAGAAGAATAAAAAATGATAATAATAAAATTGGATTCCTTACTCAAGCTGGTGGTGATGGTGCTTATTGTGATGATAGTGGTAACTGGACAGCCGTAGGTAACATAACAGCTTATTCAGACGAGCGTTTAAAAGAAAATATTAAAACTATTCCAAACGCATTAGAAACAGTTAAAAAACTTAGAGGTGTTAGTTTTGATAGAAAAGATTTTGGAATTAAAGGTATTGGAGTAATCGCACAAGAGATTGAACAAGTATTACCAGAAGTTGTAGTAGATGGTGAGTATAAAAGTGTTTCTTATGGCAATATTATTGGATTATTAATTGAAGCTATAAAAGAATTAGAAAAAAAACATAAACACGGTTTATAATTCAAAAATGATTTATAATGCGTTTAATTATATTTATCTAAATGTCTTCTATTTCTGAACGCAGAGAAGCTGCACAAAAGCAAATTGAAAATTTACAAAATGAATTTGCTCATTTGCAGAATGAAATTTTAAAAATTCAACAAGAGGGTAATCAAAGGATTAAAGAATTACAAGAGCAACAAAATAAAATAGTCTTGTTAGGTGAAAAACTCAAGGGAAAGGTTGAAGTTTATAATGAAGAAGAACCTTTACCACCAGCAGAGGTAACACCTATAACTGACGCACCTTCTGCTGAGAATCCTGACGCAGGCTAGTTATCATGTCATCACCATCAGCATTAAATGATATTGAAGTAACTAGAGCTAATGACTATAAAAAGTCTTTAGCTCTATCTACTAAACAAACTGATGGTTCTTTTTTACCAATGGATATAACAGGTTTTACTGTTATCGCACAGGTTTGGGACGAAGAAAGAGAAATTAAATATGCAGATTTTTCTGTAGTTATCGTTGATGCTGTAAATGGAAAATTTGATTTAAAATTATCAAATAGTCAAACACTTCATTTTCCTGATGAATTAGAATATGACATAGTGCTTATAAATGCTCTTGGCGAAAGAGAACCTTACGTTAGGGGCAGTATTAAAGTTTTAGAAGGTTATTCAAGATTATGACAAAAAAAATTGAAATAACTGAACCACAGAAGCAAATTACTGTTAATTCAGAAACTAAAGTTGTAAATGTATTAATTCCGGGTCCGCAGGGTGCAAAAGGGTTAGAATTAGATGATACTAATAGAGTAGATGGTAGTTTAGTTAAGTTTAGTTCATCTGCTCAAAAATATATAGCAGATACAACTACAACCGACCTAGAATTAACCGATGGAGGAAATTTCTGACATCTGTTACCATTATTAGTTTCTTGAGGTAAACTATGCCAAACATTTTAAGGCTTAAAAGAAGAGAGTCAGGTGCAGCAGGCTCGCCATCTGCATTAAAACAATCAGAACCCGCATACAACGAAGTTGATGACACCCTGTATCTTGGGGTTGGATCTGGTGGTGGTGGTGGAAACGCAGCATCAATAAAAGCTATTGCGGGTGCGGGTGCTTTTGTTGATAGAACAGGTAATCAGACTATATCTGGCGACAAGGTTTTTACAGGTACAGTTGATCTTAGTGGTGCAACAATACCAAGTCTTTCATTAAGTCAAAATTTGACAGTTGTTGGAAACTTAATAGTTCAAGGTACTACAACCACAGTTTCCTCAACAACAATAACTGTTGCAGATAAAAACTTAGAACTTGGAAAAGTATCAAGTCCTAGTGATACCACCGCAGATGGAGGGGGTATAACTTTGCTTGGAGATACCTCACATACATTTAATTGGGTCAACGGCACTGATTCTTGGACATCATCTGAACATATTGAACTTGCACAAAATAAAAAATTTAGAATTGATAATGTAGATGTTTTAACTAAAACAGGTCTTGGATCTACAGTTCTTGCATCAAGTCTTACATCTGTTGGCACAATTACTTCGGGTGTATGGAACGCAACCGATATAGCCGTAGCTCATGGTGGTACTGGAGCGTCAGATAGTGCCAATGCAAGGATTAATCTTGGGGTTCAGATTGGGGTTGATGTTCAAGCTTTTGATGCTGACTTGGCTGCTTTAGCTGGTGTTTCAAGTGCTGCAAATAAAATTGCTTACTTTACTGGGGCTGCTCAAGCTGATGTCGCTGACTTTACAGCTTACGCTAGAACACTTTTAGATGATGGTGATGCTGCTACAGCAAGAGGAACTCTTGGACTTGGTTCAATGGCGACTCAAAATAACACAGCCGTAAACATAGATGGAGGAACGATTGATGGCATAACTCTTGATGGTGGAACTTTTTAGGAAGTATTTATTAAAACTTACGGAGTTGCTTTATGCCAAATACGCTTTTACATAAAAGAGGAACATCAAAACCTAGCCCATCAGACTTGCTGGTAGGTGAAATTGCAATAAATACAGCAGAGGGTAAATTATTTACTGAAAATGATTCTGGTTATATATGGGAAGCTGGAGAACTTTTAGGCACTTTTAGTGGCACTACTATTACTTATACAGTGACAGTAGCTAGTAAAACCTCTGCTCATAGATATAACGGTCAAGGCTCAAGTTTAGGTTATAAAATAAATGGTGTTTTCTCACCATTTTTAACTCTTACACCCGGAAATACATATAGATTTGACCAGTCAGACTCAAGTAATAGCAACCACCCTCTTAAATTTTATTTAGAATCAGATAAATCAACTTTATATAGTACAGATGTAACCATTAATGGTACAGCAGGGCAGTCAGGAGCATACACCGAAATAACAATAGGTGATACAACACCATTGGTCTTGCATTATCAATGTGGTTTTCATGGGTATATGGGTAATGCGGTTTTTTGTAATTCAAAAACTGTAAATTATAACGACCTACAAAATAAACCATCTTTATTTAGTGGAAATTATAATGACTTATCAAACAAACCTAGTTTATTTAGTGGAGATTATGATGATTTATCTAATAAACCTAGTTTGTTCAGTGGTAGTTATAACGATTTATCTAACAAACCAACTATCCCGACATTAACAAGTCAGCTAACAAATGATTCTGGATTTGTAACTTCTAGTGGAGGTTTAACTAACGGAGATAAGGGCGATATTGTTGTCTCAAATAGTGGAGACACATTAACTATTGACAATAATGCTATTACGCAATCAAAAATAGCTGATGATGCGGTTGGGACTGATCAAATAGCCACTTTGTCAATTATTAATAATAGATTGGCTGATGGATCTATAACAAACTCAAAAGTAAATGCAAGTGCAGCGATAGCTGGTACAAAGATCTCACCTGATTTTGGTAGTCAAAATATAACAACAACTGGAAATATTACTACAACAGGAGATTTAACTGTTGGAGGTACTTATCCAGCAATTAATTTATATGATTCAAACAATAATCCTGATTGGAGAATACAAAACAATGATGGAATGTTTGCTATTTTTGACCAAACTAATGGTTCAAACAGATTACAAATAAATACAGATGGTCATATTGATTTACTAGCTAATGTTGATATAAGTAATGGTCTTGACGTAACAGGAGCTATAACTTCAACTGGTAATTTAACAATAACAAATCTTTATCCTTCAATTTTTCTTGTTGATTCTGATAATAATGATGATTTTTCTATACAAAATCAAAATGGTGTTTTTGCAATAAGAGATGAAACTGATAGTGTTAATAGATTAACTATTGCATCTAATGGAACTGTAGATATAGCTGATAATTTAGAAGTTAATAACTTTATACGGTCAACAAATGGATATGGAGTTGGCTCGACTACAGTTATTAGTGCATCAAGAGTACTTCAAAATGTAACAGCAGCGACTCAATCGGCAGGCGATAATTCAACAAAAATTGCAACTACAGCTTATACAGATACAGCAATAGCAAATCTGATTGACTCCAGCCCTTCAACTTTAAATACACTCAATGAATTAGCCTCTGCTTTAGGTGACGACCCGAATTTTGCAACAACTGTCACCAACTCAATAGCAACCAAATTACCTCTTGCGGGTGGTACTTTAACTGGAAACCTCAATTTAAGTTCTAGCTATATTGACTTTTCTGGTTCAATTTCAACTCCTTCTACAGCAGCAGCTATATACAGACCAGCAGATAATCAATTAGCTTTTTCTACTGCAAATGTTGAACGTGTAAAAATTACAAATTCTGGTCTTAATGTTGCTGGTAATATCACAGTCTCAGGAACAGTTGATGGCAGAGACTTGGCTTCTGATGGTAATAAACTTGATGGTATTGCTGCGGGTGCTAATAATATCACTAATAATAATCAACTCACAAATGGGGCTGGATATATCACATCTGCTGCATTATCTGGGGTTAGTGATGGTGGTAACGCTGCAAGTTTAGACGGTATTGACTCAAGCCAGTTTTTAAGATCCGATCAAGATGATACTGCTAGTGGAAAATTAACAATTAATAGGAGTAGTCATGAAAAATTAGTATTAGCTGGTTCAAGTGATCCTTATATAAGATTTCAAGAAGGTACAACTAACAAGGCATATATTCAATGGAACTCAAATGGTTTCTTAGAACTATTTAATCAAGAATCAGCAGAGAGCATACGCATCAAAAATGGTTCTAATGGTTTAGTTTTCTATGAGGGCGGTAATGAAAGAACTGTTTGGCACTCTGGAAATGACGGCTCTGGATCTAATTTAGATGCAGACAAATTAGACGGCCAACAGGGATCATATTACCTCGATTACAATAATTTTTCAAATAAACCAACAATTCCAACTAATAATAATCAGCTAACTAATGGTGCAGGCTACATTACATCAGCAGCACTCGCAGGGGCTTCAGATGGCGGTAATGCAGCTTTATTAGATGGCATTGATTCAACACAATTCCTTAGATCAGATCAAGTTGATACAACAACTGGAACATTAATTTTTAATGTAAGTGATAACGAAAAAATAAGATTAGCTGGTTCAAATAATCCTTACATAAGATTTCAAGAAGGTACTACTGATAAAGCATTTATCCAATGGCACTCAAGTGGTTATTTTAGACTTCAGAATCAAGAAGATTTAGCAACACTTCGTATAAAAGATGACCTTGATTTTTCTACGGACAATTCAACATTTCACAAAATATTTCACGCTGGAAATGACGGATCTGGAAGTGGGCTTGATGCAGATTTATTAGATGGTGTACAAGCTTCAAGTTTCTTAAGGGCTGATACGAGTGATGGTTGGTCAGGGGTACTTACAAATAGTTCAAGAAATGAAGATCCATCAGTTAGCAATGGAGCTATAAATTTACAACCAAGTGTAAGTGGTGGCCGTACTGGTATTGTTTTTAGATCACAAGTAAACAGTACTTCAGATCACGCTTATATCTGGTGGTATGACGATTTAAATGCTTATAGGATTAATGATAGTACTGAAAATGGTGTTTTATTAATAGGAATACAAAATGATGCCTCTAACGCTAGTTCTAGTGATGCTATTGCGATTGAATCTTCTGGCGATATATTTTTAAATGCAGGCATTGGTACAGGAGTAAGAGGTGCTAATAGTTGGAGTTCAAATTTAGGTAATGTTTATGTTGGTAATGCAGCAACAAAATATAAGGTCTTCCATGAGGGCAATGACGGAACTGGATCTGGGCTTGATGCTGACACCTTAGATGGTGTACAAGGAGCTAGTTATTTAAGATCTGATGCTGCTGATACTGCTACAGGAGCAATTACTTTTAATGGACAAATTAATTTTAATCCAAATGGTAATAATTTTGAAATTAATCGAGACAGTAACGAAAGAGTAATTTTTGCGTTCAATAATAGTGGAACAAGAGAATGGGCTGTAAGACATAAAGCTAATGGTGATCTTAACTTTAGTAAAGTTTCTGGGTCAGGTAATTTTAAAATTAGTGATAGTTTAGTTTGGTACGCAGGCAATGATGGTAGTGGCTCTGGCTTAGATGCTGATAAGTTAGATGGTGTTGAAGGCTCGAATTATTTAAGAAGAGATCAAGCAGGTTCTATAACAGGAGCTTTAACTATTGATGTTAATGGTAATGATAATGGAGCTACAACTTTACTAACTCTTGACAATTACATAGCTGATATAGGTACAGAATACACTTGGATTGATTTTACTTTTAGAGACAGCAACTCAAATGCTACACCACAGGTAAGAATTGGAGCGCAAGCACAAGACCCATCTTCAACTCAAGTACAAGAAGGAACAGCAGACTTTGTTGTTCAGTGTGGAGTAGATGTGAGTGCGACTTCAAACACCTTGACAGAAATGTTTAGGTGTTCACATGAAGGATATATAAAATCTAAACATCATCGGCCACAAAGCGATAGTAGTTTTGACTTAGGTACAAGTTCAGTTAGGTGGAGAAATATTTATGCTGACAACTTATATGGTAATGGTTCAAATATAACTAACGTCAATGCAGACTTATTAGACGGACAGCAAGGTTCTTATTACCTTAATTACAATAATTTATCTAATAAACCAAGCATACCAGCAGCAGGCATACCCGCATCAGGCGGTACATTTACAGGAGATGTCACATTCTCAGGTGGTGCTGGTGCTTTAACAATAACAGGCTCAGACATAAGATCGGCTGGCGGTTCAAGTTGGACAGGCAATCCGGGATCAGGAACTTTAAAAATACAAGCACATTCAAATCGTTGGTATATAGTTGCAAACAGTAATGCTGATAGAATTGTTCAATTTAGATTAGATGGTTCTGACAAAACTTGGATAGAAACAGATGGTCAAATTTATCATGGTTCTGGTGGTACTGGTGACAAGTATTGGAGACAAGGAAATGACGGCTCTGGCTCTGGTTTAGATAGTGACACTTTAGATGGTATTCAAGCATCTGGATTCTTTAGACAAAGTGGTAGTTGGGCTGGTGATTTAACTAGCAATGGATTCACCAGAGAAAATGGAATGAATATGACAGGTGGAGCAGAGTTTGTTCTTTTATCCAAGTCAGGTCAAGGTCATGTATTAATAGATGGTAGTTATCACGCTTATGAAGGTGGTGCGTTTTATAGTTATCAAAACTCTGCTTTCAGTAGTCAAGTTGGTTTTTACGCAGATAGTACTTCTTCTGCAAGATGGAAAGGTCATTTAAAACCTAATGCTAATAGCAGTCAAGATTTAGGGTCAAGTTCCTTACGTTGGAGAAATATTTATGCTGACACAATGTCAGGCAACTTAAATCTACATGGAAATTTATTGTTAACTGGTACAGCAACAACAACAAATCAATCGAGAATGATTGATTTTACTGGATTTGATAAAGAAAGTACAAGTGATTTTACTGACAGAGCTTATATACTACATACGGTTAATACAGGTGGATTATCTGGATCAGTTTTAGTTATAAGTAGTCGTAATGATGCAAATGACGGTATAAATCTTGATACAGCTAATAATAACTGTGTAAAAATTAACGGTAATACAGTTTGGAATGTTGGTAATGATGGGTCGGGATCTGGGCTTGATGCAGACAAACTTGATGGTTATCAAGCATCAGATTTTGCAAGAAAATCTGAGACTGTAAACTTTAGCTCTAAAAAAATGGGGCTTGGAACAACACCCGCAAGTTCATTTAATGGTAGAAATGCTGCTTTTGCTTTAGGAGATAACGATACAGGTGTAGCTCAAAATGGTGATGGGCAATTAGAACTATGGGCAAATAATCAAGAGTGCGTCAATATTGATACAAGTAGAACAATACATTATAAAGAATTATGCTCAACACAAAATGTTGTTGCTTATTATTCAGACGAGAGATTAAAAGAAAAACTTGGAAACATACAAGATGCTTTAGTTAAAGTTAATCAAATAGAAACATTCTTCTATCGAGAAAATAAACTTGCTAAAGAATTTGGATTTAATAAAGATGATAAGCAATTAGGTGTTTCAGCACAATCAGTTGAAAAAGTAGTTCCAGAGGTTGTAGCTCTAGCACCTTTTGACTATGAAGTAGCTGATGATGGGTCAGTATCTAGCAAATCAGGCAAAGATTATAAAACTGTTGATTATGGAAGACTTGTACCATTACTAATAGAATCTATAAAAGAACTTACAAATAAAGTTAAAGTACTAGAAAATAAATTAAATGTTGAGTAAACTATCATTTATGGTTAAACTTTAAATAAAAACAATGGCAGCAACTTTTTCTTGGCGAGTATCTTCATTAAAAACAGATCCTAGTGATGATAATTATATTTTTGAAGCTTTGGTAAATATATATGGCACTGAGGGTTCGGTTACAAAAATGACTTCTGCATCATGTGTTTTTCCAGGTAAAAAAGCTGATGTTACTGATTTTAAATCTATTGATGATTTAAAAAAAGCAGAAAATGAATCAACTATTGTTGATTGGGTAAAAAATGGATTTACAGAATACAAAGTTACTAAATTAGAAAATATGGTTCAAAATTTAATAGATCAACACAATGGTACATATAACAAATCAAAAGAAGTAAAAACAGATGAAACATCATATCCATCATTGCCAGAAATAACACCTGATCCTGACCCTACTCCTAGCGAATAATGGCTTTACAATCATCTGGAGCTATAAGTCTGCAAGACATTCAAAACGAATTTGGTGGTTCACACCCTATTTCGTTATCTGAATATTACGGTGTTGCATCAGGAATACCTAGCTCTGGTCAAATTAGTATTAGTCAGTTTTATGGTAAAAGTGGTGTAACCACAGAAAGGAGTTATACTTTTACAGGAAGTAATTATAGTTCTGCGACTTATTTTATAGCGTGGTACGACACATGGGTTGGACAGGAAGGGTACTATACACAATGGAGTGGTACTAAAGTATGTGCAGGGGGAGCATCATCTGGAACAGTAAGTATGACATATAATGCTTGGAGTTATATTGAATATGGGTCAGGATATATAGCTAGAATAACAAATAATGTACCTTTCCCTCAACATAATGGAACTGTAAGTGGTTGGAGATATTTCTCAAAAAGACTTGATCCATACCAATCTGCAAGTGGCGATGACTTTGGAGGACATTTTGATTTTTACGCAAATAGAACTACTTCAAGTAGTTATGTTACTCCATAACTTTTTTAAAATTATTATTTTTTCTGATGGCAATTAATTACACAGTAACAGAAGTTACTAAAGAATTTATAAAAGTAAAATATCAAGATGATAGGGAGGTCGTTATTCCTATTAGGACTTGGGTTGATAAAGAGTGGATTGAAGCTAATATACAACAAAGATATAATGAAGTTGACGAGGGTAGTGTTGAAGATATACCTTTTAAAGTTGGCGATACTGGAACAATAAGTACAATACAAGAAGGAGAAAAAGCAATCAAAGAGGAGCTAATAAAACAACAAGAATTAGAAGCTTCATATACTTTTGACTATAAATTAATGAGAAGAGTTTCTTATCCTTTTACTAATGATTCTATAGGTGCATTAATAAAAGCAGTTTTGACAGGTGATAAAACTGAACTTGAAGAAATTAATAAGGTAATAGAAGAGGTAAAAGCAAAGTATCCAAAAGATGATAAAAAATACACTAAAGATGAGTTAATTGAACAAAAGTCAAAAGCACCATCAAGAGGTCATTTTCCTGACGGCTATTTAAGAGGTGGTGTTGCACCTATTTTTGTAGCTGTAAATCAATAAATGACAATAGAAATTATTGATGATTTTTTGAATGAACAAGAATATAAAGCATTGCATGATTTAGTAATTTCATATTCTTTCCCTTGGTTTTTTGCAGAACATAAAGTACATGAGGGAGATGGAATATTAAATTTACAACATATTTTTTATGGGGGAGTAAATACTGTTAGTCCTTTTTTTTATTTACTTGAACCATTTGCTAAAAAGTTAAAAGTAATTGCTCCTATTCTTATAAAAGCAAATTGTACATTTGGACAGCCTAATAAAATACAAACAAATTTTCATATTGATGGATCAATGTTTGATACAACAAACAGGAAAACAGCAATTTTTTATTTGTCAGATACAAACGGTCAAACAGTATTTAAAAAAAATAATAAAAAAATTGAATGTAAGCAAAATAGGTTAGTTAAATTTGATTCACATCTTGAACACGCAGGAGAAATACATAAAGGAGAGTTTAATACTAGACGAATTGTTATCAACTTTAATTATTTTTAGGCAATAAATCTTAAATCGTTTAGCATGTAACGAATTAATTTTTATAAATTATGCTTAAAAAAGCTTTATCTATAGCTGCTGTTTCAGCACTATCAACTCCAGCCTTTGCAGGGTTCTATCTAAATATTGAAAATAATGCAAGTTTCTTAAAAACTGACTATCAATCTAATAATACAGATTTGCACGTTGGGTACGAAGGTAGCAATGACAATGCTTCTTGGTATATTCAAGGTGGTGGATTACTTCAGTCTGTAGATGGACAAGATTCTGAAACAAATATTAGTGCTAAAACAGGTGGAAGCGTTAATGTTAATGACAGATTATCTGTTTATGGTGAATTAAGTGCTGTATTTGATGATTCAAATAGCTATGCAACCAAAATCGGGACAAAAATTAAGCTATAAATTTATTTAGCTGTTTTAGTAGTCATAGTTCTTGTCATCATTGATAATGTTACATATAGTGGGGCTAAAGCCATCACTGCACAAAACGTAATCAATGTGACAGGAATTAAGGCTCTTAACATAGCATCTCTAAACATGAAAAAAGTTCTTACTGCATTAACCATACTAAATACGGTTGCTGCTGTCACTGCCTTTTCTGGCATTATTTATATTTATTGGTATGTAAATAACGAGACAAAACAAAAAGAAATTAAAGAATTTGTAGGAGATAAGATAAAAGAACAGTTACCAAGTCTCTTAAAAACTAATATGCCTTCAATACCAAATACAACAACACCACCAGTAATGAAGACTCCAAAACCACTTAGCTTTTAGTGCCAGAAATAGAAAATATTAACTTAATAGATGTTTCTATACCAAGGACATCTATTTTTGTAATTCCAAATCAAACATCAATACCTAATACAAAACATATAACAAGAGACTTGCAGATACCAGCTATAACAATGCCATGCGTAGAGATAAGAAGAGATGGTTTAAGAAGCAAGCAACTCACAAAAGATGACCCGAAAAATAATCTAACAATTAATTGTGCAATACCTACATTCACACCAATGGTTTACGATGCGAAAAAGATACAACCTGTACCAGAGACTCCAATTCCGCAACCTCCTGATCCTCCAGACAATAGCCTTGATAATACTGAGGTCGCTAATATTCCAGAAATTCCAAAAGATCCTCCTTGCCCCGATCCAAAAAAGAATAATCCTCGAATAGGTGATTACAGTACTTCTGGTGATGAAGTAGTCATTGGCTTTAAATATATAAAAGAAACCAAAGAATGTGTGGTGGAATATAGACCTAGTACAATTACAGAAAAATATTTACCTTCAGTAAATACAGTATCTAATACATTTGCTATCACAACTATTGCAGTAACAGCGACAACATTAGCAGCACCCTTGCTAACTAAAATTGTAAAACCAATAGCAAAACAGATAATAACTAAAATTAAGGCTTTTTTACTTAAAAAAAGACCAATTAAGCTAACAAAACAGCAACTTATGACAAATAAATACAGAGAGAAAAAAGATTTACCACCAGCTTATAAATAATTTATTTCTTTAATAAATTATGAGTGTGCTTTTGCACTGGGGGTGTAGAAACACGAATATCAGCACATAATTTTGCTAACTCTCCAACAAATGAGATTCCTTTTAAATAAATTTCATGGCAAGTTTTGGCTCTTGACATTTCGTAATTAAGCCTTTTAGACGCAAGACTCGCTTC